TGGGATGAGATGATTCGGGGTAAGCTGAAAGTGCTTGTATCTGGTTAATAGATTTGCTATATAAACACTATGCTGGTCGTATTTTGCAAAGCTCACTTCGGTGGGCTTTTTTGTTGTCCGGCAAAAAGTTTAACCCACCGTCGAAAGGCGGTTTTTTACATTTTGGGGTGAGCATTATGGCGGAGGTCAAGCTAACACCAAAGCAGGATAATTTTTGCCGTCTTTACATCGAATTAGGTAATGCAAGTGAAGCGTATCGTCAGTCTTATGATGCTGAGGATATGAATGAGAATGTAGTTAGCGTAAAAGCTCACGAGCTGCTTAACAACGGTAAGATTACGGTAAGGTTAAAACAGTTACGCGATGAGCATATGCGCCGACATGACCTAACCGTTGGAGATCTGCTTAGAGAGCTTGAGGAAGCTCGGCAGGCCGCATTGGGCGCAGAGAATCCACAATCGTCGGCAGCAGTAGCTGCAACAATGGGCAAAGCCAAGATACTCGGACTAGACAAGCAGATTGTTGAGCAGACAATCAATGGCAATCTAGCCCACACAATCACGGTCGTCTTTGATGACTAACACCATCTATAAGCCATTACCCGCATTTAAACCGCTATACAAAGCCATCACGACCTTTTACGCCTATCACGGTGGCCGTGGTGGTGGCAAGTCGTGGGGCATTGCAGACTTTACATTGCTCGCAGGTGTGCAAGCCAAGCATCGCGTGTTGTGTTGTCGCGAGGTGCAAAAGTCGATTAAAGAGTCTGTGCATCGCTTGTTGTCTGATCGCATTGAAGCACTTGGTCTGTCAGGGTTTTACGAGATTCTTGAGACTGAGATACGCGGTAAAAACGGCACGACGTTTAGTTTTAGTGGCTTGCTACAGCACACGGTTGCATCTATCAAATCTTTTGAAGGCGCGACGATCACATGGATTGAAGAAGCCCAGACCATCAGTCAGCGCAGTCTATCTATCCTGATCCCTACAGTATTGCGCACGCCTAATGCGATTGTGGTGTTTAGTCTCAATCCATATTTGCCCACTGATCCTGTTTACGCTGAATACATCGAGAAGCAGCGCGATGATTGCACGGTGGTGCAGATTAACTACACAGACAATCCGCACTGTCCTGAGCTGCTCAAAATCGAAGCTGAGAAGCTAAGAGAGAGCGACCCCGAAGCGTATGACAACATTTGGCTAGGTCGTCCCAAATACATTGCCGATGGTGCTGTGTACAAAAACGAATTGGCCAAAGCTCGCAGCGATGGTCGGATTACTCGCGTCCCTGTTGATCCTGCGCTCAAAGTCCACACGGTATGGGATTTGGGCGTTAGCGACTCAACAACGATTTGGTTTGTGCAGGTCGTGGGCAAAGAAGTCCGCGTCGTTGACTACTACGAAGCCACTGGCGAGGGTCTGCCGCACTATGCGCGCATCCTAGAGCAACGCGGCTATCTGTATGGCAAGCACTTTGCCCCCCATGACATCGCAGTGCGTGAACTTGGATCGGGTGTATCTCGGATTGAGACCGCCAAGAAGCTTGGCATCAACTTTGAGATCGTCAAAAACGTGCCGATTGAAGATGGTATCGAAGCGAGCCGACAGATTTTGTCTAGCTGCTGGTTTGACACGGACAAATGCTCGGCTGGTCTACATGCACTGAGCAACTACCGGCGCGAGTACAACGACAAGATGGGGGAGTTTAAGGCTCGTCCTGTCCACGACTGGGCAAGTCATGCTGCTGATGCGTTTCGGTATCTGGCGCTGTCTGTCCAAGCGATGTACGTCACGCCACCGCCACCGCCACCATCCATGCCCAAACGCACACATCATTGGAACCGCAGATAATGACCACGACAGACAAACTCACGCAAGTGCACGAACGCGCTATGCGTGGCTTTGACGCGACTTATGACCCACAGCGCGACAACAGAGCGCAGTGTCTTGAAGATCGTCGGTTCGCGTTTGTCCAAGGTGCACAGTGGGAAGATAATCTCGGTCAGCAGTTTGAAAACCGCCCGAAGTTTGAAGTCAACAAAGTGTCTTTGGCGGTCACTCGGCTGTTTAGCGAGTACCGTAACAATCGAATTACTGTCAATTTCAAGAACAAAGACTCATCAGGCAGCAAAGAAACCGCTGAAAACATGAACGGCCTGTATCGTGCCGATGAACAAGACTGCAATGGCCAAGAAGCCTACGATAACGCTTTTGAAGAGAGTGTGTCTGGTGGCATTGGCGCTTGGAAGATCAAAGCTAAATACGAAGATGACGAAGATGAAGATGACGACCGCCAGCGCATCGTCTTAGAGCCAATCTTTGATGCTGACCAAACCGTGTTTTTTGATGTGTCAGCCAAACGTCAAGACAAGGCTGATGCGAAGTGCGCATGGCATATCATCAGCATGACGCCAGATGCTTACGAGGAGCGGTTTGGCAAGTCACCATCGTCGTTTGATGTGGTCGAAAAGAGCCAATACTCATTTGAGTGGTTTTCGGCTGATGTGGTCAATGTCGCCGAATACTACGAAGTCGAAGAAGTTAAGCAAAAGCTCGCCTTCTACAAACACGACACCGCCAAAGATGAAGTGAAGCTGAACGAATCTGAGGAAGAAGCCGAAGAATTGGCTGATCAGATTCGGGCGCTTGAAGCTCAAGGCTACTATCGCGCACGCACCAAAACAATCAAATGCCGCAAGGTGCATTTGTACGTGATTGATGCGTCAGGCGTGCTTGAAGATCATGGCTACATTGCAGGCAAATACATTCCGATTGTGCCGATGTATGGCAAGCGGATGTTTATTGATGGTGTCGAACGGGCATGGGGTCATGTGCGCATTGCTCGCGATCCACAGCAGATTTACAACACCATTACGTCAGCACTGGTCGAGATTGCGGCGAGTGGCTACAAGCAAAAACCAATCTTTACGCCCGAACAAATCGCGGGCAACGAAGGCATGTGGGCTGATGATGCGGTTGAGGATTATCCGTACCTGCTAATCAACCAGACTACCGATGCAAGCGGCAACAAACTGCCGCCTGCGCCTATTGCATACACACAGCCGCCACAACTGCCGCAGGCCATGACCGCGCTGATTCAAGTGGCTGGTGTGGATATCGCCGAACTGACCGGCAATCAGCAAAACGCCGACCAAATGGTTAGCAATATCGCAACTGAAACCGTCGAGAAGATCCATGAGCGCCTAGACATGCAGGCGTTTATCTACATGGACAACATGGCTAAAGCAATGCGGCATAGTGGCTGCGTCTGGCTGTCGATGGCGCAGGAACTCTACGACGAAGATGGTCGTGAAATGCGTGCTGTATGGCATGACGACACCGAAGACACGATTGTGATCAATCAGCCAACCATGAAAGACAATGTGCTGAAATACGAGAACAATCTGTCTGACGGCAAGTATGACGTGGTTGTTGATGTGGGCGCGTCGTTTGCATCTCGTCGTGAAAAAACCGTGTCAAACCTGCTCAAAATGCTGCCGGTTACGCCTGATCCTGAGTTGCAAGCCGTCATCTCAGCCACGATTGTGAGTAACTTGGACGGTGAAGGGTTGTCCGACCTTGCCAAGTTTGGTCGCAAGAAACTACTTGCGATGGGCGCAGTAGAGCCAACTGACGACGAAATCAAAGAGCAGCAAGAGCAAGCAGCAGCAATGGCTAATCAGCCGCCTGATGCACAAACCCAACTCATGCAGAAGATGGGCGAGGAAGCACAGGCTAATGCCGAAGCTGCACGCGCCAAGACCGCCCACACACTAGCGCAGGCTGACAAGGCCAATGCTGAAACCATCAAAATCATGATGGAAGCACAGCAGCAGCAAAACGCGCAAATGGCACAAATCCTACAAATGTTGTCGGCTATGCAAGGCTCACAGCAGCAGAACCAACAGCAAATCGCGGCGAGTGTTGAGACCAATCCGACACCCATGCCGCAACTCCCACAAGGCGTCCAGTCGCCCATTTAAGACTGAGCAACCGAGGTAAACATGACACAACAGGCAGATGAAAGCTTGGGCTTAGACACGTCTGAGGAATTGCCAGACGACGATCTAGACACCGATGCAGAGCCAGATGACGCTGAGAACGATCCGGCGGATGATGGCGAAGTTGAAGTGACGTTTGGCGAAAAGCCAGACGATGAATCCCAAGAGAGTGAAGATGATGGTGATGAAGATGCGTCATCGGTCATTCGCAACATGCGCAAACGTGAGCGCGAAAAAGACCGGAAGCTTCGTCAAGCCGAACGTGAGTTAGAGCAGCTGCGCAAAGCCCAACAGCCGCAAACTGCCGCTCCAGAGTTGCCACCCAAGCCTACGCTTGAGTCGTGTGACTGGGATGAGTGGGAGTTTGAAAAAAAGCTGATTGATTGGCAGAAATCCGCCGTTGAGGTCGAAAAGGCCAAGGCAAAACAGCAGGAGCAACAGCAAGCACTGATCCGCGAAGCCGAAGCCAAGCGCACGGCGTATCAGGAGAATGCAAAGAAACTCAAGGCCAAAGACTTTGCCGAAGCTGAGGAGGAGGTGGTGTCCATCTTCGACCAGACGCGACAAAGCATCTTGCTTGAAGCTGCTGATAATCCTGCGTTGCTTGTATACGCACTCGGCAAAAATCCTGCCCAACTCGAACGCCTGTCAAAAATCACCAATCTCGCCAAGTTTGCCGCTGAACTCGGCAAGCTCGAAAAGGATCTGAAAGTGTCGAAACCAACCAAGCCAGCGCCTGCTGACACCAACTTGCGCAGCAATGCGCCCGCGTCAGGCAGTAGCAAGAAATTAGCTCAACTTGAAGCTGATGCAGAACGGACGGGCGACCGTACCAAACTGATCGCTTACAAGCGGAGCCTTCGCAAATAATCCATGAGGTTTTGAATTATGGCTACCAGTTTCACCAAGCAAGAGCAGGTGATGTTTGATAACGTCATCGAAGGTTTTGATGACTTGCTCGTCATCGCAAAAGGC